TGATCGGAAATCGAAGGTTACCTTTGGAAAAGGGAATTAATTTTAATCTTTTAATGGAGTCCTAAATATGGCTTATCCTACTATATCAGCCCCTTACGGGCTAAAGCCAGTCAACCTAGTTGGCGGGCGTAACTATGCGGGATCTACTCGCAAAATACCCATTGCTTCAAACTACGGCACAGCTATCTTTAATGGTGATGTGGTGCAGTATACGAGCGATGGTACTGTCATTATTTCTACACTACAAAACAACACTTCAGCAGTTGCTGGCGTTATCGGTGTTTTTGTTGGTTGTAGTTATACTGATCCTACTTTGGGGTACAAACTGTTTAGTCAGCATTATCCCGCAAGCACGGTAGCAGACGATATTGAAGCGATTGTTGTAGACGATCCTAACGCAATATTTAAAGTTGTAAACGTTACAAATACAACTGCTGACGGCGCAACAACTGGACTTTTGCCACTAGCAAAAACTCGCGCTACTACAATTTCTTGTAATGCAGAACTTGTGTTAAATACAGGTTTGACCACTACAGGCAATAGTCGTATGGGCGTGTTTATCAATAATGTAACAAGTGTACTACCGTTTACAGTTATTGATGTAGTCGAAGATACTAAAAATAGTTCTGGTAACTTTACTGAGTTTCTTGTGAAATTCACTGCTGGTTATCATCGCTATGATCACACTGTCGGCGTATAAGGAGTAATGAACAATGGCAATATCACGCGCACAACTTCTTAAGGAACTACTTCCTGGACTTAATGCTCTTTTTGGGCTAGAATATGCTAAGTACGGTGAGGAACATGCAGAGGTTTTTGAAACAGAATCTTCTGATCGTTCTTTTGAAGAAGAAGTAAAATTATCAGGCTTCTCAGCCGCACCCGTTAAAGACGAGGGCTCTGCCATCGAATATGACGCTGCACAGGAAGCATTCACCGCTCGCTATACACACGAGACAGTAGCAATGGGCTTTTCAATTACTGAAGAGGCTATTGAAGACAACCTGTATGATTCTTTATCAGGTCGTTATACTAAAGCACTTGCTCGCGCTATGGCGTACACAAAACAAGTTAAGGCAGCTACAATTCTTAATAATGCCTTTGCTTCAGGCACTACTTATGGCGATGGGAAAGAGCTTTGTGCTACTGACCACCCGCTAATCAGTGGTGGCACTAACTCGAATGAACCAACAACTGCTGCAGATTTGAATGAGACTTCACTTGAAGCCGCTATCATTCAAGTAGCAGGTTGGACAGACGAGCGCGGCTTGTTGATCGCTGCAAAACCTCGCAAACTTGTGATTCCACCAAACTTGCAATTCGTTGCTACTAGGTTGTTGGAAACAGAAGGTCGTGTAGGCACAGCAGATAACGATCTAAATGCAATCCGCAGCAATGGCGCTGTTCCTGGAGGCTACACAGTAAACCACTATCTAACAGATACAGATGCTTGGTTTATGTTAACTGATGTACCAAATGGTCTTAAACACTTTACACGTAGTAAAATGGCAACCTCTATGGACGCTGATTTTGATACAGGTAATAGTCGTTACAAGGCTCGTGAGCGGTACAGCTTTGGTGTATCAGATCCATTAGGGATCTTTGGTTCACCTGGAGCGTAACACAATTTAGAGGGGGCGGTGCAAATCGCCCTTTCTTTTTACACAAGTCTGTGTATAATATAAAAATTACCTTGACAGACGTATTCTACGTTTGACATTTGCCACGACAAGGAGATTTACATGGCTAATACAACATTTAACGGTGCTGTCCGCTCAAAAAATGGTTTCAAAACTATTGATGTAACAGCAGCGACGGGAGCCATCACTGATGGTTTAGTAATTAATGCAGACGGTAATATTTTTACTGATTCTGGTGCACATACTCAATATGTAGCAGCAACAGGATATGGCCCTGCTGACTTTATCGTAGGTAAAGGTGGTAGCCAATATAATACTGTTGATCCGTTTACTTCAGGACTTACAGAGTTATTTCCTTTAGGAAGTAGATTACTTTATGGTAATACTGTTTATGCATATGGTAGATTAGCAGCAGTTGCAGTAACCGCAGGTAAATGTGTAACTCACGCTGCATCAATTGCACACCATTTTGATTTAACACCAACAGCAGGTGTAGCAGCGGGTGAAACAGCAATATCAGTAGAAACTGCTGGTACTGACATTACTCTTAACCAATACGCAAATGGTTATCTTTATGTAAACGATGCTGCAGGTGAAGGCCAAATGCTTAGAATTAAATCTAATCCAGCACACGATCATTCAAGCGATCCTTCTATTGTTATTACTTGCTACGATGATTTAGCAACAGCTATAACAACAAGTTCAAGAGTTACATTAATACCTGACCCTCGTAGTGGGTTAATAGGTCAAGCTGCCACAACTACAGGTGCTACACTTGGTGTAACAATAGTAGACATGGCTGCTAGTGCTTATGGATGGTTTGCAGTCTCAGGCCCAGCTACAGTATTAACTTCAGGAACTTTAGTTGTGGGTAACCACGCAGTACCATTAGGTGCCGTTGGCGCTGTTGGCCCAGCCGCAGGGGATGTAATACAAGTAATTGGTGTAGTTATGATTGTTAACGTGACTACCGATTATTCATTAATCAACCTTACTGGTATTGTATAAGGTTTAATCTGGGTGGGGTTCGCGCCCCACCTATAATATAGGAGATTAATATGACATCATATGCTTCCGACGTCTCGGTTTTAACTATAAGTGATGAGAATGCAGCGGACGCTGATCGTTTAGTCACCGCAGCTAGACCAAATACAAGCGCAACTATGGCAAATACTACGTTTGCAGGGGGCGCGGCTAGAAATGTTACAGTATCAACTGCAGGTACAGGCGATAACGCAAAAACTAATACAATAGTAGGCACAGACGTTTTTGGAGACGCTTTAACAGAAGTAATTACCTCAACAGGTTCAGCAGAAACCGTTGCAGGTGCCTCAATGTTTTTAACTGTTTCTTCTGTAACAAGTTCAGCACAGTTTGCGGGTAACATTACTGTAGGATCGGGTTCACTTTGCGCCCAAGCTATACAAGGTAGTAACAGAATAAGACTTAAAGGCATGTCAATTGTTTCAGGCGGTACGGCAGGGACTGTAGAGTTCATCAACGGTGCACCTGAAGATGGTACTACTTTGTTTAAAGCTAGAACTATAGGTACAGCTAATACAACTGTTGATAGGACAATACCCGCAGAAGGAGTTTTGTTTGATAGTGGTATGAGTGTTAAGTATACAATTGACGTAGCAGATATGCTTACTATTTTCTATGCGTAAGTATTACAAATCTGGCCGTAAAGTAAGCGGTTCGGGTATGAAAGGCATGTCTATTGGCAGTGGGGACAAGCGTCCTACTAAATCTGGCGCAGGCATGACTGCCAAAGGAGTTGCAAAATACAAACGTAACAACCCTGGAAGTAAACTAAAAACAGCAGTTACAGAAAGTAAACCAACGGGCAAGCGGGCAGGTAGGCGAAAGTCTTATTGTGCACGTTCTGCAGGACAAATGAAGCAGTTCCCAAAAGCTGCTAAAGACCCTAACAGTCGCCTTAGACAGGCACGCAAACGATGGAGATGTTAAAATGATGAAGAAAAAAGGTTACAAAAATGGCGGAAAAATGGAAAAAATAGAAGGAATGGACATACCCGTTGTAAAAGCTGGCAAAGGCCCAATGAAGAGAAAGCTTACTGCGGCAGAAGAGGCTAGAGAACTTAGAAGCCGTTTACGTGGAACAACAGGTGGTGGAAAACCTGATGTAACTCCTGCTATGAAAGGCGGAGGCATGTTGAAGAAAAAGAAAAAAGGTTTTGCTAAAGGTGGTATGGCTAAAAAAGGCTACGCTATGGGCGGTATGATGAAGAAAAAAGGTATGGCTAAAGGCGGTATGATGAAGAAAAAAGGTATGGCTAAAGGCGGTAAAGTTCGCGGAGCAGGTATTGCTCAACGAGGTGTTCGCGCCGCTAAAATGATGTAACATGGCTATAAGTCGAGCGAATATGCAGATGCAAATATCTAGGCCACCTAGTAAAGCATCTGCACTATCACAACGCAGGAAGAAAATTGCTGCAGCGAAAAGAAAAAAAGAAAAGAAGGCATAATGCCATATTTAACAAGTAGTATTCCTTACTTTAAGGCGTGGGTTCGGAGAGAATATACTAAAAATTTAGAAGACTACCACGGGGAGTTTTTACACGCTATGGTTATTGGGGTTACAACAATACCTAATAAAAGTCTTAGTTTCCAAGTTATCTTTACTGGCTGTGAGTCTGACGACACCGATGAACCAAACGTTCATGGTGGGGCTATGTGGGCTAGATTACCTATAACAGCTTTAGTTGCTGATGTACCTGTAGAGGAGTGGGCTACAGAACTACCTCCATACATGGCACAACCTTGGGATTGCATGTCACACCATCATTCTGTCTATAAGTTAGAGAGAGCGTCTCCAGCTCCTTGGATGGCTAAAGTAGATGGGGAGTTTTACCCTGCTAAGTACTATTTCACTGTAGATTATACAGATAATGAAGTGGCAGATGACCCTGCACAACATAAACAGAGTCATGTACTTGAATTATTAGACGCAGGAGAGTATACAGGTAACATTGTTGCATTACCCAACAATAGAGTTCGGGTTACACACCCTGCGTGGTTTGAGACAGGCCAAGGAGCGCCAGACTTTAAACCAAACCAACACAGTTATAACTCGAAAGAAGATGTAAGTTACGTATGGGACACAGAGCGTGTGTTCAACAACCTATACAAAGAGGAGGAAGAAGATGCGTAGATATTATAAATCAGGAGGCAAGATTTGTGCCAAAGGTAAGTCTTGGGCAAAACGTACTTTTGATACTTACCCAAGCGCATATGCTAACATGGCTGCATCTAAATACTGCAAAGATCCTAACTACGCTAAAGGTAGCAAAGGGAAGAAAAAATGACGTTAACTAAAGGTAATAAAAAGAAAGTTAAGAAAGTTATAAAAGGTTTAAAAAAAGCCTCTAAACTACATGCAGGGCAGGCTAATACACTTAAAAAAATGGTTAGGAAGAAGTAGTGGGTGACCTGAAGAAATGGCGCGATCAGGATTGGGTCAGAATTGGCACAGACGGTAAAGTCAAAGGCGAATGTGGTACTTCTAAAGATAAAAAGAACCCAGATAGGTGTCTTCCTAGAAGCAAAGCTAATAGTTTAAGCCAATCTCAAAGAGCGGCAACAGCAAGAAAAAAGAAAAGCTCAGGGAAAACTGTAGTAAAAAATACAAAACCTGCTACAGTACGTCTTAGAAAAGGCGGGTTAGCTCGTAGAAAAAAAGACATCGCTAGGGGTTGTGGGGCCGTACTAGAAAGTAAAAGAAAAATGACTCAGTATGTATAAATACGCTATAAGAGAAAAGGGAACAACATGAGTAAATTAGAAATGATCCACGTAAAAAATGGTGAGGGTAACAACCCGCTATATCAAATAGGTATTAGGAATGAAGACGGTACACATACCGCAGTTCGATCTGATATATTAAAAGAACATCAAGCGGTAGCACTTCTTGCAGAGCTACAACCTGCAGTTGTAGAAGAAGTTGTAGAAGAAGTTGTAGAAAAGGTTGTTTCTGATTTTGATGCTATGACAAAACTAGAACTTGAGGCTATAATGCGCGAACACGGTGTTGAGCTTGACAGACGAATAAACAAAAAAGATTTACTTTCAACAGTTAAGTCGTATTTTAACGGAAGTTTTAATATTTAGGAGTAAATAATGACCACTTCAGGGACTACCGCTTTTGATATGGACTTTACGGAGATTGCTGAAGAGGCATGGGAACGTGCAGGCCGAGAAATGCGTTCAGGTTATGATTTAAGAACCGCTCGTCGGTCTATGAACTTAATGACTATTGAGTGGCAGAACCGTGGCATTAACATGTGGACAATTGATAGTGGTACAGTAACACTGGTATCAGGTACTTCACGTTATGATTTACCTACTGACACTATAGATTTACTTGAACAAGTAATTCGTACTGATAGTGGTAGCACTTCAAAACAATCAGATCTTACCATAAGTCGTATTAGTGTAAGTACCTACGCCGCTATTCCAAACAAGTTAACACGAGGTAGACCAATACAAGTATGGATCGAGCGTTTAACAGAACGCCCACATATTAATGTTTGGCCTGTACCTGACAAAAGTGGATACATATTTGCTTACTATCGATTAAGACGTGTAAAAGATGCGGGCGCTGGAGTTGAGACAGCGGATATGAACTTTAGGTTTCTACCTTGCCTTGTCGCGGGCCTCGCCTATAACATAGCTATGAAAGTACCAGAACTAGTAGATCGCGTGCAGATGTTAAAAGCTGTATACGACGAGCAGTTTAGTTTAGCGGCAGGCGAAGATAGGGAGAAAACTTCCGCTATCTTTGTACCTCGTATAAGTAGTATATAGTATGGCACGCGCATTCGCATCTAATAACAAA